GTACTCCAGGGACCACATCTCCGGCCAGTAAGAGATCTCATCTCCCTGGTCATCAACAGTAATTGCAGACTGAACGATCTGCACCCAATCGTTTTCTGGGGTGAACGTGGAGTTATGGATGTCGTCGTGGCGGAAGCGGGTTCCCAGGCAGATAGCGCGACCGCCTTCAAACATGGTTGGAACAATAACTGAGTTCCAGTTATCTTCCATGGCGATACGAATATCCCTGTTTTTAATATCGTCAGCAGACTTAATCGCGTCATCGATGATACAAAGATGCGAGCGCTTAGAGGTCACAGCACCTTTAAGACCCGCGCAACATACAGTGAATTCTTCTTCACCTGTTGATTTGATACCTGCAAACTTCCAATCAATACTCCAGTATTCGTTGGAGTTAATCCCTTTGGCAATCTTTACCATTGGGAAGACTTCTTTATAAGCTTTACTTTCTTCAATGATTCGTTTGATGGCCGCACTCTTAGGCCGTGCAACATCAACGGTGTAGGAGATATAGAGGATTTTTAGCGGTTTTTTATGAAGCGCGTGAACACCAACTGCCCAGGCAGTGTACAAACCAAGGATTGTTGACTTTGCCGATCCGCGTGGCGCCAGGATGTCGATGTTAGGTCCGCCGATAGCAATCAAGCATTCAGTATCCTCACCGGTACAGAGATACCTGTGCCACTCCTTGTGATGGCGTGCAGGTGGCTTATCTCCGACTACGTCGCAGAAGTAAGCAAAATCTGTACGCGCTCTTTCAACATCAATGTCCGTCGTCTTCTTTACAACTTGCTGTTTTGCAGCAGCTCTTGCAGTGCGCCGATATACGGAATAGATACTCGTGCCAGCCATGCCCGTAGCATAGCGTACTAATTCTTAGGACTCTTCAGCCAGGATCTTGGTCCACACGCCCATTGATGCTTCCTGGAGGGGGCCTTCGATAGGGTCGTCGCGGAAGATAGAAAGCATCTCCCTGAGAGCACGGTCCGCGCCAGCAAGAATTAAACCTTGTTTATCCATCAACACCTTCTCGTCATTGAGCTGCTTGATGGAGCCGCGCAATTCTTTCTGGAGCATGGCAATCCTGGAGGTGCCCATGTCCTGCTTAACCATTCCCATATCAATGGCCTCGCGCAGCTTGGAGATGTCCTGCTGCATGGAATCAATTTCCATTTCCAGGATCTGATTAAAGTTGCGCTTTTTGTACTCTTTCTTAGCCCACTCGTCGCACTCCACGATGCTACCTGTAAACCCGAGGAAACGGGCGTACAGGTACATCTGAATTGGAGAACTGCTTCGTTTGCAGAAGGTAAGAAAGGATTCGCGGTCTTTATCGGTTAAACCTTGAATCCATTCACTCATGTTCGGTACTGGCCCTGAGCCTGTTCGTAATCTCTGTTCTCTTTATAGCGACGGAACATCTCTTGTTGCAAGTCGGTTGTCCGCTGCTCTTCTGCTTGCTTGCCGACGGTGGAGCGAGTTTCCTCTCCGGTCTTACCGATGGAGAGACGCTCTTGCTCACCAGCAGAAGCCTGACTGGCCCGTTCCTGCTCACCAGCTGCTGCGTAGCCTAATCGTGTTTCAGCTCCACCAGCTTGGGTGCGGCGAATGTCCTGACCAGCAAAGAACTCGGCGTTGGTGCGGTCCAGCTGGGCACCAAGCTCCATGTTCAGCCGCTGCTGAGCACCACTAACCTCATTAAGAGCCACCTGAGTTTGCACAGACTGGGTAGGCACCGGAGTCGGCGGCGGCGGGGGCGGCGGGGGCGGCGAATAAACAATCGTCGGAGGTGGTGGTGAAGGACGGCTTCCCATAACTACTGCGCGCTGTAAGACTAGATTAACAAACTAATTGTACGTCAGGCGTAGCTAACGTATTGGCCAGAATACCTGCCAGCGAAGTCTTTAGCAGCCTGCTGCTGGAGAGCAGTTGCTTGTTGACGTGCTGCCTCTGCAGAAGCAGCGGAGGTTGCCTGCGCCTGTTTCGACGCCATGATGTCTTGAACAGAAGAAGGCATCTGCTCTTTGAAAGCACGGAAAGCCTTGCTGGCGGCCAAGGAGCGTGCAGTTGCTTCGGCTCCAGCAGCACTCAGGTACGGATACAGCTGGGAGAGTTGCTTACCTGTTAAGGCTGCAGAAATCTCAGCTGCTTCAATTGTCTGCTGGCGTTGCAGTGGTGCCATGCCATAAGCAAAGCGCTGATACTGCTCAACAATATCTTCTGTAGGTGGAATGGCTTTGCCATCCTTAAGCTCACCAGTGGCTTTGCTTTTTTCTTCCACAGCTGGAGAAAAAGCGCCTTGGTAAATTTTACCAAAATCAAATTGCTTAGACAGATCAACTCCGCGTTTGCCAGTCTGCATATCCGTCCCTACAAAAGGGATTTTGGTCTTGAAGGCCGCAGACGGATCAAACGATAAATTTGGATTAGAGGAGAATCCAGGAGTTGCCATGATCAGGCGTATTGGTATTGGGAAGTCAGAGCAGCACCAGCTTGGCTGGCAGCGTTTAAGCCCATTTGCTGAGCAGCCTGTTGGCTACGCTCCAGCATGTTGGCGGCGGTGGCAATGTTCTGGCGGACGCCAGCAGCAGTCAGTTGACGCTGCATTTCAGTCTTGGAGCGTGCCTCAGCTGCCTTAAACAGATAGGGCATCATCTTCTTCATGTTCTCCAGCTGAACGTCAGCTTCCATCCGCTCGGTCATCCGACCAGCAGCAAACCGACCAGAAGGATCGATCACTTCAAAGACGTTAGCGGGAGAAGCACCGACGGGAAGTTGGCCGGGGATGGCGCCAGTGGTGTCAAAAGCACCGCTTGGCTTTTCTTGGCCAACACCTAAACCAGCCCCACCACCGATAAGTGTTTTAACAGGAGCAGCAGCACTAGCTGCGGTAGCGCCTGCAATGCTAGGAGCAACAAGAGCGCCGATACCTGCTGCGGTAGCGCCAAGGCCGGCAGCGGTTAATGGGGCCACAGGACCGGGGAACTTTGCTAACAGAGCGCCTTTGGCAAGAAGTTGGCTACCTTTGCCAAGAGCAGAAGCGCCAAGAGCTGTGCCACCTAAAGCGGTGCCCGCCATGCGAAAACCAGCGGGTAATGCTGCACCAAGTCCTGCACCGAGGGCTGCGGCTCCCAGGTCACCACCACTGCGGCGATAGCCTTCGATGCCACCGAGTACAGCACCGCCGACGGGAATTAAAGCGCCTAACATAATTTAAATCCTCTTGAGTGTTATTTTAATAGGGATAAGCTTTAATCAAAGAAAGAGCCTGCTCCGCCGCCTAGAGTGCCTCCAACGGACATACCGGCTGGACCGCCAATTAGCAGACCACCGATACTTCCCGCCAGGCTACCAATCGTGCTGCCCAGTCCACTCTTTCTTGGTGCTTGGGCGCCAGGGATGAAGGTGGGGCTCATTTGTTGAGGATACATAACTCCAAGGTTATCTAAGATCTTTCCACCGCTGCCGCCGCCAAACTGACCGGGAACAAAACCACCGCTAAAGCCACCATAGTCTTCCGGATTGTATTTATCTCTGTTGTACTTAGACAGCGCTTCGCCAGCAAAGCGTGCAACGTTGCCCCAATCAGTTTTCTTAGCTCCGCCAAAACCTCCGCCAGTACTATCCCAGTATTTAGAAGTGTCAGTTGACCCCCAGCTGCCACCTTTTGGTGTCCACTTAATATCAGTTGGATTAGACCAATAGGACGAGATTTCGCTCATGATTATTTAACGTAAGGAACAAGTTGTTGCCAACTTTGTGCGCCTGGTTGATTTAAAGCTTGTGCAGCTTCTTGAAGAGAGCCGTGCTTGTACTTCAAGTATTCTACCGGATTTTCTTTTTTAATTCGACGCTCTGTTGCTTTCTGAAAAACTTTTTTAGTGGCGGTGCCAACTGCTGCAGCTGTGATGGCGCCAGCAGCAAGCAAGGCTGGATCAGTGTATTGACCGAGCCGCTCTGCAACTTTTTCTCCAATAGATGGCGTCCGCGAAATAAGCTCCTGCCTGGTACCAGTTTCTAATTTGATGTTTGGGGACAATGCTTTAGATAGGCCTTTGATTGCACCAAGGCCAGCGGCAGTACCAAGCACAGCACTTGCCGTTACGGGAACACCTTTCAAACGAATCTCTGGATCGTTTAATCCACGAGCTGTACCTTTAATTACGCCGCCAAGGGCAGAGAAAGTCTGCGCTTCTGGATCAACAATGACCATCTTCCCGGCTTCTGGCTTCAGCCTTTCATAGCGCCTGTATTCGACGTATGTAGAAGGGGCGATATCGGGACGCTCTTCTTTGAATTCTTTGTAAGGAAGCAGCTGGCTTTTTTGTCCAAGGACGTAACGCATCCCGGCTTCCGCCAGGGGGGATGTGGACTTACGACCGGACGGGTCTTCTTCTTTAGAAACAGGAGCAGCAGCCTTATATCCAGCTGGGCGTAGACCTTGCGATAAAGGACCTGCCTGTCCACTAAGCCGGGCAATGGTTGCAGGTACGGCGGCAGCGACGACGGCTCCGGCCAGGGGAGAATCTAAACCAAGACGCGGTCCTACATACTGTCCAACATCACCGACGATGCGGTGCATGTTTGTAAACCGCCAAACATCTTTGCGTGTTTCATTCGTTAGCGCATCTAGGGTTGCTGCAGCTGCTACATCAGCGGCTCCCATTTTTAGAGCGCTGCTTTCTGGTTGAACTGTTTGTTTAATTGTTTCACGTACTGGGCCATACTCAGTAGCATATCGGCCCCAGGGTTTACGAGAAATGCCTTCTTGGGTTTTTTGTAAAACCTGTCCAGCAAATCTCTGTACGCTCTGAAGACTATTTGTTAAATAGTTTGGATTTGTATTCGGATTCATTACCCGTAATGAGGAGCCGTCGCGCCAACGATAGATTGCATTGACTGTAAATCTGCGCTTGGATTGCGGTGAATAATCTCGGCGGGTGGTTTATAGTTACGCGCTAAGGCAAGCGCGATCTGATTGTTGT